TGTTGTGTGGTGTGGTACGCGGAAGTGAGCGCGGTGAAACGGTGCGGTTGTGGTGTGTCGTGTTTTGCGGTGTGGTATTATTGGGGGTATCGGTTTCGATGAAAGGAAAAATAAAATGAGTTTTATGAATCTTAAAGCGTTGTCTAATTCGATTGATTTTAACGTGAATAGTATTTATGATGTGCTTGTGTATTTCGTTGATATTGCGTCTGATTGTTTGATACAAACTCGGTTTGTTGATTGCATTGACGTATACGGGCTTAGGGATGTACTTGACGATGGCGTGTTTCACGTTCCGGGTGCAGTCTGTTTAGGCTATCTTATTACTCGGTGATTGAAGAAAAAAGGAATTTGAGCATGTTTTGTAAGCGTAATAGTTGTGATTTCGTCAAGGGTTATAGGGTTCGTGATGAACGTCGTACTAAGGTTGTCGGCGGGAGTATGAAGCCGTTTAAATGTGATTCGACTGTATCTGATTATGTGTTTGCGTGTTGTCGTGATATTGTTGATTTGATGCGGCGGGGATTGTGGGAGGGGTGAGAAAAATGGCCTATTAGCTCAGTTGGTTAGAGCGGCATTCTTATAAAATGTGCGTGCCGGGTTCAATTCCCGGATAGGCTACGCGATTGTGATATATTGGGTCATGGCATGTCGTTTGATGTGTCATGGCCTTTTTATTTGTGAGGTGTTTTGATGGATATTAGTTCGATTGTAACCGTTGTTGGGAGTGTGGGTTTTCCGATTGTTGCGTGTTGTGGGATGGCGTGGTTTATTGCCACGACGTTTAGTGATTTTAATGATTTGATGACTAAGAATAATGTGTTGACGGAAGAACTTATTGCATTGCTTGAGGATAATAAGGGGGATAGTGATGCCTCGAATATGGCGTAGCGCGTTAGCTTGTGTTTGTGCCTTAATGCTGACTGTTGCACCTTCGGCTAGTGCGGATATGCGCGGTGTTGACGTGAGCAATTGGCAGTGTGATATTGACACGGGAGCGGTTGACGCTGATTTTATTGTCGCGGGTGCCACATGGGGCGTAGGCGGTTTCAACAATATGTGTTTGACCAATGGCGTGAATCAGGCTGCGAACTATCAGCTCGGACGTGCAACGAATAGTGGCAAGAGTATCGGTGTGTATCATTACGCGATGGGACGTGACGCGAACGCGGAAGCTGACTTTTTCATAGATAATGTGCGCGGGTACGTCGGTAACGCGGTGCTTGTTTTGGATTGGGAATCTCAGGATAATCCGCAGTTTGGTAACGGCGCGTGGGTTGAAACGTGGGTTCGGCATGTGCATGATCGCACGCAGGTGTGGCCGATCGTCTATGTTCAGGCGTCCGCGCTGGGGCAGCTTAGCGCGTTTGTGCGTGCGCATTGTGGCGTGTGGGTTGCGCAATATGCGTCAATGGCTGTCACCGGTTATCAGGAAACGCCGTGGTTGTATGGTGCGTATGGTGAAGCCATGCGGCAGTACACGTCGAACGGGTATGTGCCGGGTTATGCCGGACGTTTGGACTTGAATTATTTCCGTGGCGAACGGTGGCAGTGGGATGCATATGCGCATGGCGACGGTGCGAATGTGTCCGCGTCGGAAACGAACACCGGTGGCAATGTCGCGCGGTCTGCTTGCGTGGTGGTCACGTCGGGTGACACGTTGTCGGGTATTGCCGAACGTACGGGGTTGTTGCCGTGGCAGTTGTGGCACGGGTACGTGTCGGGTAATCCGGCTGTGATTTATCCGGGTGAAACCGTGTGTTATGGCGGTGCTGTGACTGTGCGGTCGAATGTGTCGCGCACGCATACGGTTGCGTCCGGTGAGTCTTTGTGGTCGATTTTCGGCGGTGATTGGGCACGTGTCGCGTCGCTTAACGGTTTGTCTAATCCGAGCTTGATTTATCCGGGGCAGATTTTGCGTTATTGAGAATCAATATCAATAATCGGTGTGTTGCTTTTTGCGCACGCCGATTTTTTGTGCTATAAATATTTATGCCATCAAATATAGGTGGTAAAAAGATAGAAATGGATAATAAATATGCGAAAGATTCGTAAAGTAATCGCTGACAGCACTATAAGCTATTATGATCGAGACGGCGTAGCACAGACGTTCCATACCACCGGAAACGTTCGCAACGTTGAAATGGCTGTGAAGACGCTTATGGATGCCGGTATTGTTAACGTGTTGATTGACGATATCACAGTTGATAAAACCGTGTACGTCATGGACGTTGACACGTTCATCGAGCACGCCGAGCGTGTTGCGGTTGACGTCACCGGCCCCGACGTGGATAACGACAACGATAACGACAACGATAACGAAGAAATTGAACTCTGAAAGGAATCGAAATGAACGAGGAAAACGAACAGATGAACGAGACCATCGTGAACGAAACCGCGCAGAACATTGCTGATAACTATCGTTATATTTGCACGATGGACAACAGCACTTTTGAGGGTAAGCGCGCGATCGTCAACGCACGTAATAGCGCGTTGTCGCTGAACGGACGCGGTGCGGAACCGTTGACGGTTGTGGGTGCCTATATCGCGCCGGGCGTGCGTTCTCAGACTGGACAGAAATGCGCGAACGTCTATCTTTTTGGAAAGGATGGCAACACGTATTTCAGTCAGTCACAGGGTATCTACCGCAGTGTGTTGGATATCTACGATATGTTCCCCGATTTCAACGCGCCGGACGGCATCACTGTTGTGGTCAAGCAGACACCGCTGGGCGGTGGCCGTTCCACGAAATCGCTTGAAATCAAGTAGTTTGGAATGAAACAAAAAAAGTGCCATACGTGTTATGGCACTTTTTTTATAAGGTGGTGAACATGCCTAGAGCACATAAACAAGCGGACGTATTGACCGCGAAACGTAAGCGCGTGCGTCGCGCGATCAACAGTCTGAAAAAAAGCATTACCGGCACTATGCCCGAAAGTGAAGCGAACGCACGGCGCGTTTACATACAACGGCTTGAAACGCAGCTGAAACATACGTATGTTGGGCGTGTCCGTAATAGCGGCATGCGTGATGAACTGTATCGGCGTGCGAACGAAACCGCCGATAAACTTGTGCAACAGGTGAGCGGCGTGCGCGGCGGCAAAGGGCGTGCGAGGGAGCGCGCGCGTTCATTCAACATTTTTCGCGAGGAAATGCGAATGGCATCCAAGGGAATGCCGAGCGCGTTGGGCGATCTCGGACGGGAAAAAGTCAAGGTGTTTTGGCGATACACACAAAACATATGGCAGAAATCGAATGTCCCGCCGAACAAACGGTTGGAAGTCATCATGAAAGCATACGACGCCGATTCGCTCAGTGAGCTTTTTGACACTATCATGCAACGAAATGAAAAAGCGTTGGAATATGCCAAAAACATGAAAATGCATACAGGCGAATTAGAGGATTATATGGACGTTGACGGCGGAAGCCCGATATGGCTATTAGCGGTTTCACCCGACGTAACACGATGAAAGCACGCAAGGAATTTAAGGTAGCGGCGATATTCGACACCGAAACAACGAACATTGGTGAAGGTGCCGAAACACGCGCGTACCCGATATTATACATTTTCAACGATTTGCGTAATACGCTACTGGAATCGTACACTCCCGATACGGACGATGTGCGGTTTTACCGGCATACGGCTGAAGCGCTGACATACATTGACGATCTTATCGAATATGGGCGCGCGCACGGCTATGTTCCGATCATCGCAGCTTATAACCTTATGTTCGACATGCAGACACTCATGCTGGAATTGGCGCAGACGTACACGATTGAGGCCAACGCGCAAACCGCTACAAGCGTGTACACGCTCGATCTGCTTGTGAACGATACCGTGGTATGTCGCTTTTGGGACACATTCTATCTTGAAATGGGCGGACTACGCGCGATGGGCGAGACATGCGGTCTTCCGAAAGCGGTGGGCGACTGGGATTACTCGCTTGTGCGCACGCCCGAAACTCCGTTGACCGAGGAAGAATTGTTTTACGCGCGGCGTGACGTACAGGTAATTCCGCAATATCTGCAATGGCTTTTACGTGCGAATCATTGGCTTACGTCTGATATGCTGGGTTGCCGCGTGCTTACCAAGACGTCGCTTGTGCGGCAGATGGCACGCCGTGAGATCGGCGGACGGCGAGTCACGCTGCAAGGTGGTAAGAAAATCACATTGCAACGCGCTTTCGAGATGACGTGTAATCAGGAATTTCCGAAAGATTACGAATCTTATGCGCTGCGTAAGGCATGTTTCCGTGGCGGTTTGACGTTTACGAGCGCTAAAACCGCTAGTGTTGTCGTGGATAACGTCGCGTCCTTGGACGTTACATCGATGCATCACGCATTCATCAACGGCCGACGGCTGCCGGTCAAATTCGCTACAGCGCCTACGGATATTCTGCAAATCGCATGCGAACGTATCGTTAACACACCGCTTGACACCGTGTTGACGAATTATGATGACCCGTTTCTCACGGGATTGCATGCTGCGGTGAGGTTCGTAAATCTCAGATTGCGCGAAAACACATGTTTTGATGCGTGGGGGATTGCAATATGCCCACGTTCCAAGTTTGTGAAAACGTTGCAAGCGGACACCGATTATAGCAACAACGAACGTGCGAAAACACAGGAAAACAGCGTTAGGGCGCATGGTTACGTTGACAGCGCCGTTAATCCCACGTATGCTTTCGGGAAATTGTATCGGGCGGACGAGTGCATATTGCATGTCAATGAAATCGAATTGTGGAACGTGGCGCAAGTGTACGAGTTTGACGAAATGCATGTACTGCACGGTGAAGCAACCACTAAAACGATTGTTCCGCCCGATTACGTAACCTTACAATCCAATATGTTGTTCGCACGAAAAACCGACGTGAAAAACCTGATTAAACATTATCATGAAGGCACGGCGTACGTGGGCGAAATACCTGATTCAATCCCCGAGGGAATTGCACGCGACGCTAAGGCGGGTACATTGAGCATGAAATTTCTGCAATCCTATTACAGTTCAACTGTTAAGGGGCAATTTAATGGCATATACGGCACACAGGCACAGGACGTTATGAAAGCGGATTATCGCGTGACGGAAAACGGCGAACTTGAAGTCGATAAGACCACGGTATGCACTCCCGAGAATTTCACTAAAAAACGTCCGAAAACACCACGCGTCCTATACACGTACGGAATGCGAATCGTAGCGGGTAGCAGAATGCACCTCTTGATAGCTATGATGCTGATATACCGTCATTTCGGCGCGCGCGTAACGGTTACGGGCGGCGATACCGATAGTCTGAAAATCAGTTGCGATGACGATGTGAGCGACGCGGAATTGCTGGATGCGCTCAAACCGCTGCATAACGCGATCGAAAACGCGATTAACCGCACCATGCGACGCGTCCGAAATACCGCGTCCGACATGGCGTCAACGCTAGATCATATCGGAAAATTCGAGGTTGAGGACTGTGGCGGTGTCACGCGTTATGTCGAACATATGGAATTGTGGAACAAAGCACGCGTTAGTTTGGACAAGAACGGGCGCGTGCATGTCACTTGCGCCGGACTCCCACGGCCGGACGGTGCGTACACCATTGAAGATTTTATAGCCGATTTCATGCATGTGGGGCACGGTTTCGCGGAAACCGTACAAATATCGCTCGGTTATGACGTATTGGTAGATTATGAGATTTGCCACACGTTGCAACGTAACCGCCCGCATGTGTGGGATAGGTACGTTGGCACCGTCACCGATTATCAGGGCGCGACATATCATGTTGACGCGCCCGAAGCGATCGCATTGTATCCGTCCGGCAGATGGCTAGGCGAATCGGATAAACAAGCTAACGGCGAGAATCTGACATACATGCGAAACACGTATAATAGGAATGCGGAAACAACGCCCCGCGAACTTATTATGCGGGGCGGCAAACCTATGATTGTGAGTATTGATGGCGAAATATTATTATGATCGGCTTAGAACACAGATATTGCCGCGCGACGCCGACGTAAATCTTATAATTGGCGCGCGTGGCCTCGGTAAAACGTACGGCGTGCGCCGGTACATGATAGAGGATTATATTAAAAACAATATCTGTTTTGTTGAAGTCACACGGTACCGAGAGGAAAATAACGACGTGGCGGCAAAATATTTTGACAGGATAATAGAGGATAATATTTTTCCCGACTACGATTTTAGGGTGCATAACAAGGTAGCTGAAATACGTCGTAATGGCGATAAAAATTGGCGGACATGTGGTTATTTCATCCCATTATCATTACAGCAGCAGAAGAAAAAAAGCACATATGTTAATGTACGTAATATTTGCATGGATGAAATTATTATAGATCCCGACGATGTATACCACCATTATTTGCGCAACGAATATGAACAGTTAGCTAATCTTGTAGACACCGTAACGCGCGAACGCGCCGACGATAGCAAGCTACGTAAACCGCGAATCTTTTTGTTAGGTAATGCGTGCGACGCATATAATCCGTATTTTAAACATTATGACGTTCCCTTGGAACCCGAGTTCGGTTTGCAATGGCTTGACGGTAAAACGTGTATTTTCGACTATGTTGAAGATGATAAATACGCTGCGCAGAAAACGAAAAATACAGTCGCGGGGCGCATGATGAAAAATAACGATGACGTCACCGCAAAAAACAAATTCAAGCACTATAACACTGATTTTCTCGAAAAACCGCACAAACACGCTAAACTTACGTATGTCTTCCGTTGGTTGCGGCGCGAATATGGCGTTTATGTTGATTTACGTTGTGGCTACGTTTTTGCATCCTCAAAATATGATGCGGGCGCGCATGTGCCATATTTCGCGATCACGACGGATGATAATAAACTTAATTACCTTACGGCAAATGTGGCAAAGGATTTGATTAGAAATCTTACGTCATATTATGCATTAGGATATTTACGTTATGACACGGTGGAAACGCAACACGCTGTAATTGCAATGCTTAGAAATTTCGGTGTAAAATAACCACGGCATACGCAAGGTGCCGTAACGAGGGCGATAAAACATTATCATTGATAACCACGGTTGACTCCGCCAATGATATGGCCGTGAGGGAAAAAGCGCGCCGTCCATCGTTGTGAATCATGTTGCCCGTATGCTATTCTTAAGTCGTGCCGGTTCGGTATTTTCACCGGCACGACTTTTTTCATATATGAAAGGAAAAAATAATGGATGACGAAACCCCTGAGGAAAGGGACATCGGCGAACGCGATGATCTTACGGAAAACGAAGCGCACCGCGCGGGCGAATTTGATGATTTGCGCGACATGCTGCGTGACGTGCTTGACAAGGTGAGTGCATTAAGTGACCGCACGGACGCAATTAGCGAACGAATCGACGGCATATATGACAATTTCACCGACTCCGTTGCGCAAATGGTCGAAAACGGCGCAACAGTCAAGGAAAACGACGATGACGCTGCGGAAGCAATCGCGCAAGCGGCGGCGGAAGACTTGGAAAATCTCGACTACACGCTTTAATCGATAGGAGAAAATATTATGGCTGTAGACAATGCGACAATTTTGGATAAGGTGCGTACCAAGGGTACCGACGATTATCAGCAACGTATTCCAAGCGCGACACAAACCGGTGTAGCGAACACGATGCGCTACTTGTTCGACCCGATGAACCGCCAATATTTGAACGATTGTGTTTGGAATATGGTTAATCGTATCGGACTAACCGTAATGGCGCAGAACGCGCCGTTTGAAAACCCGTTGTCGATTTTCAAAAAGGAAAACTTGTACTGGGGTTCGACTGTACAGGAAATCGCGGTCAAGTGGATTAAGGCGCACGGGTACAAGGATGATGCGGAAGACCTTTTGAAGATGCACCGTCCCGAAGCGGCGGTGTGGTTCTATGAAATGAATCGTCGTGATCAATATCCGATTTCATGGACTGACGATGAATTGCGTCAGGCTTTCGTGGATGATTTCGGCTTGAACCGTTTCGTCGCACAGATTATGGAAACGCCACGTAATTCCGACAATTACGACGAAATGAATATCATGCTTGCGCTGATACGCCATTACGAGCAGAATCTTGGTTTCTACAAAGTGCATCTTGACGCGGTGCCAAGCGACCAAACAACCGCCAAGACTTTGCTCAAGGCATTGCGTGCAACCGCCGGACGCATGCAGTTTCCGTCAACGCAGTACAACGCGTTGAACGTCACAGACATTCCGGCGTACGCTAACCCGCAGCAAATGGTGTTGTTGATCGAGCCGGAATATCTCGCTTCGCTCGACGTTGACGCGTTGTCTGCCGTGTTCCAGCTGGACAAGGCCGACGTACCGTATCGTATTATTCAGGTGCCGAGCCTTGGCATCGATGGCGCGGTGGCGTTGCTTGTTTCGACTGATTGGTATCAGGTGCGAGACACCATGTATGGCACTACGCAGTTCTACAATCCGCAAACTGTTTCCAATACGCTGTACCTCAACCACTGGGGCATTTATGGCGTATCGCCGTTTACGCCGTGCGCCTTGTTCACCACCGACGCGGGCACATCCATCAAGGTTGTGACTCAGACAGTGACCGGTTTCACGCTGACTCCGAAGACGGGCACTGTCAAGACGGGTGATCTTATGCAGCTCACACCGAAGCTTACTGCCACCGTCGCGCCAACCGGCACCGCCATACAGGTGGCACCGAACGCGGCGACGTACGAGGTTGCGGCGAACCATGCCGCAAGCGGGGATGACGCGCACGGTGCGGCGTTCGATCTCAACGTCAATACGTTCGTGGATGACCAAGCGCGCTTGCATGTCCAACGTGATGGCCTTGTGGCCGGTGACGTCATTACCGTGACGGGCACCGCTACGTATGTCAACCCGAACGGTGAGATTACGGAACATTCCGCAACATGCACGTTCACCGTCGCATAATCTGAAATCATTTATGATATAAATGAGTGGTGTTTCATGTGAAACACCACTCATTTTTTCATATAGAAAGGGTGTGAAAATGGACTTCCCACATTTGCAAAACGCAACGACGTTTCCCGACACGGACACGCGCGTATACGAGCAGTACCGCAACGTTTTCGATTACAATGTTTGGACTCCGAACACTGTAATCAAGTTGTGTCATGTGAATTGGTACGATGACTACCACGATGTCGTTAAATTCCCCGATGACGTCGCACGAGACACGTGGTTTGACAAACTGGACGGCGAAACCGTCAAACTGACCTCGAACATGTACATTGCACGCGCCGACACGGACGGCATAAAATTGCCCGTGCCTTACATGACGGTACAACAATACAATTACATTGTCGTTGACTTTTCGCATGATATTATCAATACGCCGTATCAGAAAACCGACGTGCAGACACGCTATCATTTTTTCATCGCTTCCGTACGCGCGGAAGCACCGAACACGACAACATGCACGCTTATGCGCGACGTATGGACGGATTATATTAACACCGTCACAATAAACGGTTTATTATTGTCACGCGGACACGCGCCATTGATGGAAATGACACCGCAAGAACTGTTGAAAAACCCACGGGCGAATTGTCGTGATTTTACGTTGCCCGATGTCGATTATGGTAGCGCGGCATCGAATATAAGAAAAAGCACGCCGTTTAATCTGCAAAACGGTGCAAGATATATCTGTGTGGCCGCAACGTTTTCGCCCGAGCAATTGCAAGCCATGAGCAACGCGCGGGGCACGAACATTACGGACAGTGACGCAACATACAGCAATAACGACGGCACGGTTAACGGTTTCTCGTGGGGTGCCGGAAACATTTCCACGGCAAACGTCGCCGGCGCGGGCACATCGTATAATTCCGTTGACAATCTCACTGCAAGCAACGTAAGCATGTATGCGCTCGAATCGTCCAAAATATCAGGCGATTATTTCGACACCCTTTTCGCGTATTATCCACATATCATGTCACAGATTACAGCGGTGTTCGTAGCCACCGCAAACATGATGCGACTTGCTAACGCTATCAGTGTGAACGGCGTTGAATGGCATACAGTCAGCGGCGCACGGACAAAACTAGCCGATATTGATTTGACTACCGATGATTTCGGCTACGCTAGTGAATACGCGCAAATAACACGACTATATCTTGCGCCCTACGCGCACTTAGAGGTTTCCGACAATATCGGCAACAAAACCCGTGTGGAAATCGCTGACTGCGGACAACTCTCAGTACAGTCCGTCACATCCCTGAGCTATCCGATATTGCGACAAATCGCATGGCTTGACGGAATCGGTGGCGACGGTGACACGTCAATTAGCATTGATGCCATCAACGGGGCTAACATTACCGCCGACGTGCCGAACGCTGATGCGCTCAAAACGCTTATATCGCACGACATACCGACCTATGCGCTGCAACGTCGCGCGATCGACGCGCACCGCGCCGACGCATACAACCGCGAAGTCGCGCAAGCACGCGAAAACGCCATACTTGCGTGCGAAAACGGCGCACGTATGGTCAACGTTAGCCGTGACAACACCGCGCGCACAGGACAAACAAGCGTTGCGAACACCGCAACCGCCAACGGGTTGCGCAACACGACAACAGCTAATGCAAATCAAGCAGCGACGGACATAACAGCGCGCGGAAATACCAAACTAGACAACGAACAGAAATATCAAAACACAAAGATAAACGCCGATTTATCGGAAGACTTGGCAGTCGCAACCGCGTCATATGTCACCGGGCAAGAACAAGCAGCAATGACCAACGTCACTTCAACTCTTGGTAGTCTCGCCACAAGTGCAATATCGGTTGGCGCGGGGTTGGCAGCAAGCGCGGCCACAGGCGGGGCCGCGCTCCCGGCTGTGATCGGCGCGGCGGCGGGGCTTAGTTCCGGTGTGATAGGTGTCGGCACGTCAAGCTATAACGCGGCGATTGCGTTGACCAATAACCAACTTGTGTACACCGCGTCAAGCGACGCTGCATCCAAAAAAGCAAGCAACGCACTGGAATGCAATGCGGGTCTTATTGCGCAAGCAAAAAGCTACGCCACGGATAGCACGAAACGTTCCAACCAGCTCAACACCGATAACACTAACGCGTCTAACACAGCCAATACGACAATAACAAGCGCAAGCGTCGCCACGGCGAACGCGAATGCTATCGCGTCACGTAATCAGAGTGTGGATAACGCTAAACGTGTCATGGTAAACACGCGTTCCAATGTTAACGCTGCATGGCGCGACTTACTCAACCATGCCGCGCAGCCCGTTGGCGCATATGGCGGCGACAATTTCAGACAGGCCACGGGACTTGACACCGTGACCATGAAAATCGTCACCGAAGACAACGGCGCGATCGCGGCGGCGGGCGATTACATGCTACGCTATGGCATCGCAAGCAACAAACTTTACAGTCGTCCGTCGTTGACACCTTGCAAGCATTTCGCGTATTGGCAATGCGCGGACATATGGGTTATCTGTCCATTTGCGCAAAACGAGCAATTGCAGACGATCAGGGATATTTTCAGCAACGGTGTTACAATATGGACGAAACCCGAGGAAGTCGGCGGCGACTTCACACACGATAATCTATAAAGGTGGGAAAGTATGGGACGTAAACGCACGCATAAAAGGCCGTTGACTCGTGCGGAAATGGGCGAACGTGGCGCACCGATATGGCAGCAATCGCAAGCGCTCAATTCGCAAGCGTATTCGATGGCGTATTCTCAAATGCTGAATATTGCGCTGTCAAGGTTTAAGTGGTTGAATCTGCCGAAAACATGCGACGCGTGGTTTCTCGAATACAATCTATTGTATTTCGGTTACGCCACGATCGCGTTTCCGCGTAGCAAACCGGGCGTGTTTTTCAGCACGCAAGCGGTGACTACCTCGAATTTCAACGTCTATTACAAGCCGAAGAAATGGGATAGTTACGGTATTAACGGATGGCGTTTTCCGGTTAACAATTCCAATGGTGTTTTCATCTACGCTAACCGCGCCCGTACGCCACTCATTCCGACTATAGAATTTTTCGCGCATGAAATCGAAGATTTGTACATGACGCGAAAACAAAACCGTTTCAACCAAAAAACACCATTCATTCTTGAGGTTCCAGCCGGACAACAGACGGCGGGCATTAACGTTATTAAACAAATCTCAGGCGGTGAAATGGCTATCATGGCGACACCCGGTTTCACCGATTCTATGAAAGCGAACGTGCTGAAAACCAATGTCGAATATATCGGCATGGAATTGCAGAACGACATACAAAACACATGGAACGCGTTCTATCAGTCGCTGGGCATTAAAAATCTACCGTTGAAAATGGAACGGCAGACCGCCGACGAAATCAACGACTATGGCGAACCGACTGATCTACGCGCGCTAAGCGAATTAGAGGAACGGCGTGCCGCGTGCGACATCCTCAACACAAGATTCAAAAAATACCTCAAGGAACCGATACAAGTTGTATGGAACGAAGACAATGTTTCCCGCAACTACGCTTACTTGACGGACGTTGAAAGAATGAACGACGATGACAATGCAGAATGACATAAACCATTATCAGCCATGCGAATCGTACGACGATTTCCACGGCGTGATGACGTACACGTTTGGCGAACTACTCGACGTGCCGGGCGGTGTTGACTGGAATAATACCGCATGGTCATGGCGGAACATTGCCTATGATGACACGCAATACACGCGCTGCTGCAAGAAAATCGAAAACCGTTTCTATGACAGGGAGTTAGGCGTTATGCCGCCGTCAAGATGGCGACGGCACTTTTTACGTCTTATTCAAGAAATCATGCCGACGTTGCGCCCACTCTATGCGCTTGTAAGCAATAATCCCGATATAATTCTCAGCGATAGCGATATATGGCACAAAATGCGAACCGTCTACAGTGATTTCCCCGCAACACAGCTAGCCGAAAACCAAGACTACGCAAGCAACGCGACCGATAATCAATACGAGACTATCGCAAACGGTGATTTCATGGACAAAGTCAATCGCATAAGAAACGGCGAATACGTCGATATAGACGTAATGCTGCTCGATCACCTTGAAACATGTTTTAGCCCATTATGGACGGTCAACATAAACAATTACTGAAAGGATAATGCACATGTTCCCACTACTCCCGTTTTTCTCGGTATGGCCGTACACACCCGCCATACCCGCGTTCTATTGGAACGCTAAAAGCCAAGAGGAAATCATAAAGCACATTGCATGCGAAATCGACCACATAACGGCATATCTTGACGAAATCGTGACCGACATAAACAAAACATTGAACGACTACGATACAAGAATAAAAAACATTGAAGCGCACATAAACGACTATGCCGTTGCCATAGCACAACTGCAAGAACAAATCGAACACATAGGAAACACACAACTAATATGGAACGTCACAAAAGGCGAATACACTGACAGTAAAACCGCGCTTCGTGATTTGTACCGCGAACTAGCGGTGTATGGCGCGCGTGTCACGCAAATAGCCAATATTAACACCAACAAACTAGCCGAACACCGAACCGACGAAACGCCCGCAATCGGCAACCTTACCATATTCGACGATACCACGCCACGTGTCACTAATCCAACAACCGGTGAACAATATCCACCGTTAGCATGAAAGGATAAATCATGGTTAACACCACAAATTACGCGCTGGAAAAATACGAAGCGGGAAATTCCGCAAATCTACTTGACCAATACAACGCGTCAATGGATAAAATCGACGCGGCAATAAAAAGTGTCAGCGATAAAGCAGACTTAGCGTTGAACAACAACGTGTTGCCGGAAGGACTAGCAGCATTCATAGCCGCGCTAGGCCTGACAGGAAGTAACGCGCAAACACTTGGCACCACTCTCAACCACATATTAAACCGTACCGGCACGGAAATATTCACCGTCACTGACCTTAGTACCCTCAAAAAAACCGCAGAGGGTTATCCAATCCCCCCAACCGAGTAAAGGCGTACACTCATGGCATCACAAACACCGTTTTATCATCTGCCACTATACGAAACCGGCGATCTAGCCGATCTACGCGACGGGTACAACGCGGCAATGCGCACACTAGACCGCGTAATCCACCAACTAAAAGTACAGGAAGAAATAAATCATCCAACAAACCTCCGAAAGGACAACTAACATGACAGACTACACAACCAACTTCAACCTCGAAAAATATCAAACCGGCGACGCGGCCAATCTCAACGATCAATACAACGCGTCAATGGATATTATCGACGATAATTTATACAAAATCAACACTAACGCGAACACTGCGGGCGGTAAAGCGACTCAGGCTTTAGAAACAGCGCAAAACAACAACAAAAATCTAACCGCGTTAGGCGTGACCGACACCGCAACCGCCACCGCGCTTAAAAACAAAATAGACAACACTAACACAACCGCAGACAATGCGTTAAACTTAGCGCAAACCAATAAAACAGCCGTTACCGCGATAAATGCAGACCTAACCGCAATAAATGCAAACCTAACCGCGCTGCACGCGAACAGCGTTAGCGACGCAACCGACTTATACAATACCGTACAAAAAATAGATGGCATATATTCAAACATAGAATTAAAACGAAAAAAATACACAAATATCGCGATCATAGGCGACTCAATCAGCTACGGAACCGGCGCGTCAAGCCCAGCAATGTCATGGGCAAACCAATTCAAATCATACATAGGCGCGAACACCGTACAAAACATGGCACAAAACAACGCGGGCTATGTAAATGAACCAACGTTTTTATCACAATTGCAAGCAGTAAACAACAAAACAGAAATAACACACATAATTATCGCAGGCGGTGCAAACGATAAACTACAAACAACAACCGCCATTACAAACGCAGTCAAAAAAACACTACAATACGCGCTCACTAATTTTCCAAACGCAGAAATATATGTCGCTCCCGTCGTTCTAGGCGTACAAGGAATGTTTAGATATCACACAAACATACCGCAGACACTAAACGCAATAGAGGAAGGAATAGCGCAAACCCCAAACATACACGAAATACAATACGCATGGGAATGGCTCAACGGCCGCGAGGATTGGGCATCCACTAGCAATAATTCAATGGACACAATACATCCAAACGACAACGGACAAAAACAACTGCTACGATTGTTCGCTGAATCACTGTTCACCCGCAACAGTATTCACAACAATTGGAAAACCAACGTATCAGGCACAGATAATCATGGTCTAATATCAAACAGCGAATCAGTATGCAATAACGGAATATACACGTTCAACTGTCAATTTAAGGTAGTAAACAACCACACAGCATACGCCGGAATAATCGCCACATGCTACGGACTATCAACAGTAAACAACTACTGCGTAAGCTCAAACTACTTTAACGGAACAGTATACGCGTCAACCAACACCGCACACCGAGGAATAATAGCATGCACAACCGCAATACCAAACAACACCGAAATATACTGCACAACAACACACAGCATTAGCGCATAAAAAACAATAAATTAATATAATAGCCGGTTGACAATAATGTCAACCGGCTTATTTTTATATCAATCACCATTATCAACCGAAATAACATATTTACAACAAGGGCGACCTTTCTTACTCAAACCCCGCTCAGTTTCAACGTAATCATAATCGTTGCTTAACAAGAGTTCAATAACCGATGCAAGTGCAGACTCGAACGTAGTAACGGCATCATCAAAATAACCATTATTACGAACAGTAGACGTACACACATCTTCGATAGACACTTTGTAACAAGTATCCTCTTCAAGTTCGATAACATAAGCATTAAAATTAATCATTTTATTTTTCCTTTCATCGAAACCGATACCCCCAATAATACCACACCGCAAAACACGACACACCACAACCGCACCGTTTCACCGCGCTCACTTCCGCGTACCACACCACACAACA